CGCGGTATTATGTCTAATTCACATACACCACGTACCAAGAACAAAAAATAATAAAAATATATACATTCTTGCAGGCTTTTAAACCAGGCCTGTTTTTTTGTATATTTATAACTAAAATAACATGGCATCACCAAACACCCCTACTAACTTTCAAATTAAGATTAAAGAAGAACATATAGTTAAAGGTATCAAAACTGTAAATGAATCTTTTTATACTATCGGTAGTGTAACTAATGTAGATAGAAGAATTGTAACTATCCCTCCAACTACCTCAATTGATTTAATTAATATTAACGGGGTTAACCCAGGAGCTGGTACATTCCCCTCAAGTAGTATAAAGTATGTTAGAGTTTCAAATTTAGACACATCATCATCATTAGCTGTATCATTTACAGCATCCGATGATAGTAGTTGGAGTATGGAATGTTTGCCTACTTCATCTATTATGTTTTCAAGTTCAAAAACAACCGGAAGCAACTTTAATGGGACTTTTACAGATGACATAACAAATATTGCCGTATATTCCTTAAGTTCAAGCTTAGATGTAGAATATGTAGTAGTTAATGCTTAATAAATAAAAATATGGCAAATATACCAATATATACCGGATCTAGTGCATTTAAACCAGGAGATACTCCTTTTGGGTTTTATGATAATGACGTAGAATTTCAAGTAGATGCTGATAAATTTACTACTTTTGCAGCTCGTCGCTTAGGTTATCCTATTGTAGATGTAGAACTCCAAGATCTTAACTTTTATGCTGCCTTCGAGGAAGCTGTAACAGTTTATGGTAATGAAATATATGCTTATAAGATTAGAGAAAATTATTTAACCCTAGAGGGGGCAGATAATACTATTGACATTAATGATGTAATCATCACCCCTAATTTAGGAAGAATTATTGACATATCAGAACAGTATGGAGTTGAAGCGGGAACTGGTGGTAATGTAGATTGGCATTCTGGTTTAATTCAACTCACTAAATCAGTTCAAGACTATAATTTAGAAGAATGGGCTCATCAAAATATATCTCATTATAAAGGACGTGACATAGAAATCATGAAAGTGTTTTATGAAGCACCTCCCGCTATGTTAAGATTTTTTGATCCTTATGTAGGTTCAGGGATGGGTACTATGGATATGATGGATTCATTTGGTTTTGAGAACTTTTCCCCAGCTGGTGTGGATTTTATGTTAATGCCTATCAACTATGATTTACAAGTAATCCAACAGATAGAATTTAATGACATGATCAGAAGAGCAAATTATTCTTTTGAGATGCATAACAATAATTTAAGAATATTTCCTATACCTGATGGTACACCTACCACTATGAAATTTGAATATATCTTAAAATCAGAAAGATCATCGGCATCATTTGAAGATGCAAGAGGAAGAATAAGCCAAATATCAGGTGTACCTTACAAAAATCCCCATTATGATGATATTAATTCTGTAGGAAGAAGTTGGATATTTGAGTATGCTTTAGCATTATGTAAAGAAATGTTAGGTTATGTTCGTGGTAAATATCAGACTGTACCAATTCCAGGAGATACTGTAACATTAAACCAAAATGATTTAATAACAGCAGCAACCTCCGAAAAAGAAAGATTAATTGATAGGTTAAGAGCTTATCTAGATGAAACATCAAGGGAAAAATTATTAGAAAGAAGAGCTACAGAAGGTGATTTTATTGAAAAAGAATTATCAAAGGTTCCATTTCCAATTTATATAGGATAATATGGCATTATTTGGATCTGCAAGAGATATAAGTTTATTTAGACACGTTAACAGAGAATTGTTAGCGGACATCATTACTCAACAGTGTTCTTTTTACAAATACAAACTAGAAGAAACTAAAGTAAACATTTATGGCGAGGCTGCTGAGGAAAAATTCTATATGGGTCCAGTTTTATTGAATTGTTTAATAGAAAGACAAAATCAGGATTACCCCGAAACTGATTTGGGTACTGATTTTTCTTGGGGAGCTACTTTTAAGTTTTTAAGGGATGATTTATTAAACAAAATGGAAGATTTTAACGAATTTTTTGAACCTACAAACTACCAGTACGGCGCTAATTTGGTACCTGAAGTAGGTGATATTATTATGTATCAAGATGGGTATTACGAAGTAGACAGTACAAACGCAAACCAATACTTTATGGGTAAAAACCCAGACTACCCTAACAATGTAAATCCTATTAACCCAGGATTAGAAAATTTTGGATCATCAATTTCAATCATTTGTGAGACACATTATGTTCCTGCAGATAGGGTAGGAATCACCCAAGAGAGATTATATACTGGAAACAATGGCAGATAGAGGAAAAACACCAATACCAAAAACACAAAGGGAAATAAGTCTTTCCCAACAACAACCTTATAACCCACCAGATGGAGCTTTGGGGTTTGCTGAAACTGGTAACCCTAACCCAGTTCCTAAATTTAATAGAGGAGATCAATTATCCTTTAAAGATGATACAACCAAACCATTTTCATTAGGTTTTAAAGAAATTGATGAGGCTATATCATATTATATGGACCATGTAATTAAACCTACGGTACAGCAGAATGGAGTAGTTCAAAAAGTACCTTTCATTTATGGTTCTCCTCAAAGGTGGAAACAGGTACAAAAAGATGGATATTACAGAGACTTAAAGGGTAAAATTATGCTACCTTTAATTACTTTTAAACGCAATAACATAGAAAAAATTCGAAGTGTTGCTAATAAGTTAGATGCCAACAACCCTAATAATGTAGCGGTGTGGACTAAAAACTATAGTGTAAGAAACGCTTATGATAATTTTAACATATTAAACAATAGACAACCTGTAAAAGAAAATTATGCTATAGTAGTTCCTGATTATGTTAATATAACTTATGATTTTATTGTATCAACTTATTATGTTGAACAGTTAAATAAGATTATTGAAGCTATAAACTACGCCTCAGATTCATATTGGGGAAACCCAGAACGATTTAAATTTAGAGCTAGAATTGATAATTTTTCTACCCCTGTTGAAATTCCAGCTAATGGTGAAAGAGTAGTTAAATCTACATTTACATTAAAATTGTATGGATACCTAGTACCAGATACAGTTCAAAAACAACTATCATCACTCAAAAAGTTTAATACTAAAACCAAGGTTATATTTAATATGGAAACAGCACAAAGTTTAGAGGATATAAATCGTACTCCTCCCCAACCAAACCCAAGAACCGAAATTAGAAGTGATAACATTATTGCATCT